AAGATGAAACTTGCTTGTTAGTTATCAATAATGACAAGGAGTATGTAGTAACCCTACCTAATGAAACAGTATACCTAAGTAAATCAGTAGGCACTGTACTACTATGGACTGATCGTGGTTATTTTAATCTTACCAAAAAGCAACTTGAGAGTATTCTCACAGCTTTAAAACAGTGAAACACTTTTTAAAATATCTAGTGGTATGGATAAGTCAAAACTTGTCCATACCCTTTTGGATGGTAGGTCATGTTCATCTTTCTGTAAACATCTATGAAGATATTTATGAAATCTTAGCTTCATTAGGTATGAATCTTATTGTAGCTATTGGGTTTGTAATAAGTTATTTAGAAGAAAGAAAATCAAAATAATATGGTAGTAACAAAAGTTGCTAGAAAGTCTATGATTATTAGACCATCAGGCAGAAGTACCGATTTCATAAGTCCTAGCTTTGGACACGGGTGTCTTTATAACTGTACTTACTGTTATATGAAGAGGCACAAACCAGAAGGATTAACTATAGCAACAAATCCTATGGATATCCTGACAGCAATTAATAACCATGTTTGGTTTGCTGATGTAGAAAAACCTAATCAGACGGGAGAATATATTACTTACGACATTTCTTGTAATGAAGACTTTGCTTTACATGCTAAATATCATGACTGGGAAAGAATATTTGAGTTTTTCCGGGATCATCCACTTGCTATGGGTTCATTTGCTACTAAATATGTAAATAATGATTTATTGAATTTTGATCCCGAAGGTAAGATTCGTGTAAGATTTAGTTTGATGCCTGAAGACTTTAGACAAATTCTTGAGCCTAATACTAGTAGTATAAGACAAAGAGTTCAGGCAATAACTAACTTTAGATTTGCCGGATATGACGTACATCTTAATTTTAGTCCTGTAATTGTACATGATAATTGGTTAGAAAGTTATGAGATATTATTTCATCAGATTAACTATATAGCAAAAAGTGAAGGATGGAATAATGAATCTGTCAAAGCTGAAGTAATATTCTTAACCCATAATGAAGAAAAGCACAAGTATAATCTAGCTAATAAACTTCCAGGAGAAGAACTATTATGGGTGCCTAAACTACAAGAAGGGAAAGTATCACAGTATGGTGGAAAAAATCTTAGGTATGAGCATAATAGAAAAGCTGACTATATTAAACAGTTTGTTGAATTGCATGATGAGATAATTCCTTGGAACACAATAAGATATGTATTCTAGACATGACATTATTAGACACAGAAAAAATAGGTAAAAAGCTTGTAAAACATGGTTATTACAGAAATTTAAAAAATCATTATCACTATAGAAGAGTTATTTCAACATATGGTATTGTAGTAGAAATCATGTTTAACCATTTTTACTCAGGTCATTGGTATGCAGATATAAAATATGTAATAGATACCCATACTGATGTAAACTATAGAGGGCACACTGAAGTTTTCACTCCTGAATGGATTGATGAAGAAGTGAATAAAATAGGAGCAGTATTTAATTTTATAAGATTATGATTAGAGAATTTAAAGACAAAAAGATTACAAGTTTGATTGAAGAAATATGTAATGAGCACCGTGGTGTATGCACAGTAGAAGATAGTAATATGGGATACTTGTGGTATATGTATGGTAAGGGTACCAAGAAAGGAGACTTTAGACCATTTATCTTTTTATCTGAGATAAACTTATTGGTAAAGACAGGTTATCTTACTGAGGTAGAAAAAGAGAATCTCATCGGGATGTTGAAAAGTGACGATGAAGATAATGCTCATCTTACTGCATATTCTATAATTACTTTAAGAAACAAGAGGATAGAAGAAATGGGATTATGGACCCTTGTGAATGAAAACTATAAGGATGTTAATTATACTAGAGATATAATTAGTCCGGAAACATTTTTAACTAAACCATAAAATATGGAATGCATTAAGTGTGGAGCTCCGGCTACCAAAAAGTATAGTCCTGATTTGGATGTAAAAGGTATTGGAATGTGTGATGAGCATGAAGAGGAAATAAAACTTGATTTGCTTATCACACAATTTGATCCAAAAGGTTGGGAAAAGTTTGAGAAGAAATATTTAAAACCAAAGAAAGATGAAGGAGAAAAAGAAATTTAGTAAAAAAGAATTAGAATACCTCACCATACGTATTCCTTTGTATCCTAATAAAGCTAAGAAAAACAAAGTTGAAAAAGAAAAAGAAAAATATTTAAGATCTCTTGGTGCTACAGATGAACAAATTGAAGATGGAGATGATTTGTGTCCAGAAGAATTTTGGTTTAATGCCTGTGATATAGTTGCTGATTTAGCTCAAGAGCTTCTTGATGAAAGAGAAAGAAAGTATGATCAATGGATGGTTTTTATTGAAGGCATTGAAGGAGAGATTAAACAGCTTAAAAGAGAACTTAATAAGTTGAACAAATGAAAAAGAGTGATGAATGGTGGGCTGCATGGGGCACAAGAGATTTTCCTATGAGTGATGAAAAAGCTAAGAAATTTTATGAGAAGAAACAAGAAGAAATTAAAGAATTAGAAGCTTTGCTTCAAGAACCTTATACTGAATAATATGCATACATATGTATTCCCTTTCCATCTATTTAGAAAGAAAGAAACAAATGATTTTGGTATTCTATACATGTTGAAAACACAAGGTCGTTTTTTAGATAAGGATATGATTCTTTGGAAACTACAGGGTGATGAAATCATTGGTAAAAGAAGTGTTTGGACAAAAGACTTAAGAGCTTGCTGGTTAGAAGATACAACACTAGATAATATTAAATCATGGTTGTGTGGTGAAACAGCTGATTACACAGAAATTTTTAAAATAGCTTAATATGAAATCACTTGAACTAGAGGCATTTGATTATGCAAAAGATAACAGAGATTTAATAGATCCAGAATTTCAAGCTTTTATGGCAGGAGCTAACTCCAAGTGGGCTCAGGCTGATAAAATTAGAGCACAGATTGAGGTTTTAAAAGAATGTACAAATGTCCCTGATTTTGAATGGAAGTTTTCTAGAATTGGAAGAAAAATTATTGAATTACAACAACAACTAAAACAACTAAAAGAATTAAGTGATGAGTGATGAAACTTGGATAGATGTACCTGAATATGAAGGATTATATCAGGTGAGTAATTTAGGTAATGTAAAGAATCTAAGTAGAGTTGTTGTCAGTAAAAGAGGAACAAGAACTATCAGAGAAAGAGTACTAAAACCATATCCTACTAAACATGGGTACTTGTTTGTCAAGCTATCAAAGAATGATAAAAGTAAAGCTATCGCTATACATAAACTTGTGGCTATATGTTTCTTGAATCATACTACTGATGGGACACACAATATTATAGTTGACCATATCAATGGTATAAAAACTGATAACACACTAAACAACCTTCAACTTATTTCTCACCGAGAAAATGTTCACAAAGGGTTAAGAGTTAGTGGAACAAGTAAATACATAGGTGTTTCTTATTACAAATCCTTAAAGAAATGGAAAAGTCAAATATATATCAACAAGAAGAGGATACATATTGGATATTTTGATTCAGAAATAGAGGCTCATAATGCATACATTAAAAAATTTGAAGATGAAAGCAAAACTGAAGAAAGAAAATAGTCAATACAACTTGTACTTAGATAATGATATGATTGCCAGTACATATCCATATCAAAATCAAAAGATGTTATCCAAACAAAATTGCGATGATATTTTCGGAGTAGTTGATGTTGAGAAGTTGGCTAAGATGCATCATAAATTACAATATATTGAGGCATACAATCCAGATATAGAACCTTATGTTGTTGCAGATTATACAGCGGGATTCAACAAAGCAATGGAGTTGAATAAAGACAAGCAGTTTACTTTAGAGGATATTAAGAAAGCTATGAACTATATGTTTGAACAAACAGTTGTTTTTGGTAATAAAGTATCAGCTTTAGATGTGGATAGATTTATTCAATCCCTCCAACAACCAACAGAAATTGAAGTTGTGATTGAGATGGAAGATACATTTGAGAAAACATCAGAAATCTATGTTGATGAAGTTGGAAGCGGAAACTTCTTCAGTCATTCAAAGAAACCAAAACTCGACTCAGAAGGTTGTCTTGTATTAAAACGTGTATGATGGATGAAGAAGTACTAAAAGAAATTCAAAAGTGTAAAGATTCTCCTTATTATTTTGCAACTAAATATCTTAAAGTAAAAACTGGACAGTTAAACATGATGGGAGAAGATGTTGTAAAACCATTTACTACACACTTAACAGAAGAAGAGTTTAATAAACTTGTAAAAGATTTAATATGATAATATTGATAATAATCTTAGCATACATTGTAAATGTGTTTTTAAATAGATTCATAAACAAGATAATGTACTTGAAGTTTAGATCTAATATAGTTCCGTTTATGTGGTTTTTTCCAATGCCTGTAATGCTATTGATGCTTGTATTTGCTGTAATAGAACATGTTTCAGATAAAGTAAGTTGGTTCACGGGTAAACATTGGTAATACTTAAAAAGATTTGATATGAAACAATTAGCAATTATATCTACATCATTACTTATCCTTATAACACTTTTATCAAGTATTACAAAGGTTTATGGTGTAATAGTAACT